TACGTCCATATTTACGAGCATCCATCTCAGAGATACGGGTGCGAGAGAATGTTTTAAGAAGTCCATCTACGCTATAATTCAAGCTCTCACTTACAGATTTGAAGCTATTAGACTCGTGTCCAATCTGAGCAAGAAAATGAGCTTTGCGTAGAGGTGTGTTAATGTCATATCGCTGCATAGCATTAGTGATTGGCGACCACCAGAGGGCCGCCAAGTCTTCACTAATCCCGACAGCTAAAGCTAGGCAGGAAATGTCCACGTACCGTTATTCCTCTTCGAGCAAGGCTATACGAGATTCAAGCTCATCCAAGCGGGACCAACATTGTTGAATGGCCTTGGTCAACGGAGGAATAAATTCATCATAACCAAGCGAGAATACGTCTTCTCCACCACTTACTGCATGGTGCTGAAGACCAGCAAACTCTACACCCATTCTCTCACAAAGTTCGGCAACTTCTTGTGCAATAAAAAACTGGTGGCGACGGTTCCGCTTCTTGCTCCCATCGCGCTCCAGTTGCACTATAGTGCCATCCTCTTGTACAACCCGATAGTCATCACGATAATCCCAGCGAGCGCTAACAGGTCTCAACCCCATCACGAAGTCGATACCGAGATTAGTGTCTTCTATATCAGCCTTGTCACGAGCATCGGACCTGTTTTGGACGGTTCCGTACACATACGTCAGAGTGTTGGAGTTTCCAAGTTGCACTTGATTCGCGGCTGTTACCGTAGCACCGCGTCCCAAGGATGTGCAGTTGTCAAAGTTGGCCACAGCACTAACACCTACTGCTACTGCACCAAGCCCGGTAGCGCTCGCCTGTCGGCCCACCGCTACGGAATCAACCCCGCTTGCAGTAACTCTATAGCCCACCGCTAAAGCATCTTGACCCAGCGCAGACCCAAGCTCTGGGGAGCCATAATACATACCCCTAACAAAATCTATCCCATTCTGGGAGTGCAGTAAACCGTAGCTGTAGTTGATCAAACCACGCGGGTCAGCGCGGCCTGTAACGGTATCTGGACCGACCCGCGTGACGATTGCCCCCTCATCGGATCGGTACGTGGAGCCGGGGGATTGTACCCCGTACACAGTTTGCATTACTGCGTATGCTCCCCGTTTGGCCCATACGCCATACCTTAAACCTGTAATGTCAATACCTTTAACTACTGCACCAGAACCGTAAGGGCGAACGCCAGCCTTAGTGCCATCTGTGTTTACAAATGCAAGGTTGTAGAACTGAGCTTCTTGCGTACCGTAGACGGCTACGTATTCCTCTTGCTCGTAGAACGGGGAAATTCGAGTAGCGGTGAACCCGTAGACCTCCGGGTTTGCAATACCGGTACATCCAGCGACGGTAAGGCTGCCGATTTTCACATCCGCCGGGTCGTGTGTCCCCACGGTGGGTCCGGCCCCAAGTACACGCAAACCTGACGAAATCAGCAACGGCGTGTCAAGACGTGTCATTGGGGCATGAATATCACGAATTACAACGTCTTCATCGTAGGTCACCGGCAGCCCGCCGCGCGCCGCAGGAGCGGAACGCAGGTCGATGATGTACTGATGCGTCAGAATACGTGGACATCCGTTCACCGCCCGCTGGAATGTTTTGTACGGAAGCTCCAGAGTTCCGGGGTTGGCGTCATCACCTGTAACAGGATCACAATAGACTGTTACTACCGCTGTTGAGTTTTGCTGGAGGTGTAGTCGGTATACATCTGATAGCTTATCTTGGACCGTACCCCCATCGGTAGCTCCAACCTGACTTGCACCGGTCGGCCCAGATAGTTCGTCAATCGACTGGTCAACATACTCAGAAACCTGAGCTACAGCTACATCTAGGTTGGATTGTGAGACAAAATCACTGACAGAGGCATATGCAGCCGAGCCAAGTTGAGAAAAGTCCAACTCCACTGCGTCTATGCGGTTATCAAGGTCTTGAATACCCGCCAAAGGAACTAGTGAAGTGCCATTAAATTGCCAAAATGTTCCATCTGAACGAAGCACCAAGGAGAACCATTTCGGCACAGGCGAGGAGTAATATGAGCTGCCCACAGCTATATAAACTCTTGAATCTTGGGTGTTGAAGTAAGCTTTTCCGTTTACGGGCGCTGGTAGTGTACTAACAATCCCATCAATATTTCGGTCAAAAAGGAACGAGAATTTAATAATGTTCTCGTCCATCCCATCATTCCAACCGCTCTCCCCCAAGTTCCAACCATATTTTGCTTCTAATTGCGGGGTTATTTTCTGAACCATGTTACAAAGCCTCCTTTAATACCCAATAGCCACCCAGTGAATTGTATTACTAGTGTTGTCACTAGTAATCCCTACTGTCATGCCTGTGCTAGTAAGGTTTGCTGTGTAAGCAGAGTCGGCATTACTTCCAGTCGTGCTGCCGAATCCCGCAAGACCTATCCGACAAATGTTGTCAAATGCCGTAGCAAATGTCACGCTGGTGGACGTTGTCCCACTGAGAGTTACCGTCCCCCACTGTACAGTAAAACCTCCGGGGAATTTTTGAAACCCAAGGGCAGCGGCCTGCCTATTTGCGCCAAGAAAAGCATCTGCTAGACGTTGAGGAGTTAGCAAAACAGTATTACTTATTTGTTGCTGAGCCTGAAGAGCTGTAGCAACAGTTGTTTTTGTATCAACCTCGCTTTTGTTATAAGTTTCTGCCTTACTATATACATTTAAATTTGTACGGAAAGTTACAGGATTGTAGTCATTTCCATTATTAGCTAGCTGGGCATAACGAGCATCACTTTGCGTTGCAGTGTAAAAATCACCAGAAGACGCAAACGCAATAATCCAGTAGGTGTTACTTTCATCTAAATCAGGATTTTGATTAGTGTGTGTCAAAATGCAGCGGTAAACAGTGCCTGTTGAGCCTTGGACATAGCTCTGATTTTCTTGGTACTCCGTTTCACTATCCCACACAGGAATACCATACTGATTAAGGTGGGCAAGCATCTGATCTTGCTTGTAATCAATCTGGTTAAAATATTGGCGCGGAGGAATCTCCACTTGCCAACCAGTTGCATATTTAGTGTCACCGGGGTAGATTTTATCACCGCCACTAGCCCAGACATTATTCAAATTGTCAGGTTTGTTAAATACTGCCATTTGTTTCCTCTCTTATTTAGTAAAGTGTGGCGAACAGGCCGCCATTGCCCGTAAGTTCAAAATCGGAGTCGCCGTATTCAAGTCCGTAACCAAGGCCATAACCATAAGTGCCCGTAAATTCCCCAAAACCCTTAGCACCGGGAGCACCCTGAAAACCAAAATAGTTACCACCTTCAAACTCTCCGTAATTAATACGAACACCAACAGTCTTAGGGACCAATCTTGAGGGATAACCTTGAGAGGTACTTACATAGTTGAGCAAGGCTTTCTCAAAAGCTGTTAGAATACGACCAAACATCAGAGTAACTTGGGCATCGCCCTCAGACGTGATTGATATTGGAAGGTCAAAGATCGTATTTACAACAGTGATGAATTCCTCTGGAGTCGAGGCTGTGACGTTCTTAAAAATCTTAGCCTTGATGAACTTGCGGTAGGTTGCATCATCAAGAAGAACGTTACCACCCAGAGGTGTTCCGTAGTTATAGAACAAACCGCCAATACTTACATTTCCGAATTCACCGAAGCTCTGTGCATTGTCTGCGCCTTGTAAACCAAAGTATTCGTAGAGGTCTGCTTCAAGAAGCTCTCTTGGTTGACCTACGATCCTTCCAATTACGTTAAGCTGCTCGCCCTCTGCCGTATTGAGACTGAGAAGCTGCATCAGTTGTTTAAGAGCTTCTTGAATCTCAACTTGACCAAGAATCAGCAGCTGCAAATACTTATCGAATACAGGTTTGTCAATGAACTGTGTGGTTACTCGATCACGGGCTTCTTCAAGGTAAGGCACTGTGTCAAACTCATTTACAGCCATCTTACCCTCCTTAAGAAACTGTGATTACAATGTTATTTGGATCAAGAGAAAACAATTCGTTAAAGGCAATGGGGATGTTGCCGACCCCAACAGGACTCGGTGATGTACCAATAGTTAAACTATTTACCTGATGTCCGGGGATACTGTTGATGGGCGTGTAGAGACGGCTGTAAATAACGTCTTCACCAATACCAAACTGTGCTTCCATGTATGCAGCAATTGCATCTTTAATCGCTTGCTCACCATCTTGGGGGAATTCGGAGTTGGTTGTAATATCCAAATCAATGTAAATAGTTACAGGATTAGGACGTTCAAAACCAATATCGTGTGGAAAGCCTTGGCTATCGTAGATCGTTACAGAAGTGTTACCGTAGCTGCGAATACCAAGAGGCTTATTCTCCCAAATACTTTGTGCAATATTCGTTGAAATACCGCCAAGAACAATCGGCATAAAGCTGTGAGCAGGGATTCCGTTAGCATCGGTTACATCAGTATCATTCTCGTAGATAACCACTTGATCTACAGTGTCAAGGTTAA